CGCGATCGGAACCGGAGCCGTCGGCACGGCGCTCGACTACGTCGCGAATCGCCTCGCGACCGGCATCGGCCGCATCTGCGAGAGCTACTTCACCACCGGCACCGGATCCTCGCAGCCGCAGGGCATCGGCGCGTGCCAGTCGACCACATGGGCGAGCACCAACTCGAGCGGAATCATCAATCAGGGCGTTACGTTGACCGAGGATCAGACTGTCACCTCAATCACGTCTGACAACCTGTTCGACACCGTGTTCGCGGTGCCCGCGCAGTACCGCAACAGCCCGCGCTTCCAGATCCTGACGAGCGACGCCTGCCTCAAGGCGATCCGCAAGCTCAAGAACACTGGAGTGACCACCACCAGCGGCGCATACGCGACCGACTACATCTGGACGCCCGGAACCACCGGCAACACCGTGAACGGCGGCTATCCCGCGACGATCGCCGGCGTCCCGTACGTGATCGGCGAGTACGTTCCGAGCACCGCCGCTCAGGCCAGCACAGGCACTGATGTCCGCGGTTCCGCGCTCTTCATCGTCGGGCACTGGGACTACTTCGAGATCTTCGACCGTACCGGCATGGGTTCGCTCTTCGATCCGTACTCCTCGTCGCTCTCGCTCCAGTCGACGCTGTACATGTGGCTCCGCACGGATTCGCACATCATGAATCCGTCGGCCTTCGCCGCCATCTACAGCCCGAACGCCAGCTGATCTTCTCCCCCAAGGGGCTGCCGCGGGAAACCGCGGCGGCTCTTTTCGATGGCAATCTCGATCGACACCGTCAAGGATGCGCTACGCATCGACTACAGCGACGACGACGCGGAGTTCACGCGCCTCATCGCCGCAGCGATCGCGTGGGTCGAGCGCTACACGAACGTCGGGCTAACGAGCGCGTCGCGTACGCTCGTGCTTCCGTCGTTCGTCGACAGCAACCTCCCGATCGACCCGTACACGGCGCTCACGAGCGTCACGTACTACAACTCGGCGAACGTGCTCACGACGATGCCGTCGACGTCGTACTACGTGGACCGCTCGCGTACCATGCCGGCGATTCGCTTCATTGACTTCCCGGATACGTACGTCGGCACACAGGTGACCGTCACCTACGTGGCCGGGTACGCGACCGAGCCGGCGGACATGGTGCAAGCCGTGATCTCGATCGTCGGGCTCTGGTACAACAATCCCGAAGCTGCGCAGCCGGTCGCTATGACGCCCGTCCCGCTGGGAGCGCTGGCGCTGCTTGACCACTACCGCGTGAAGGGGCCGTTCTCATGATCTCGAGCGGACGCACGCGATTCGTTGCTCAGGTCCAGCTCGCCGTATCGACGGTCGACGCATACGGACGCCGCACGGCGACATACCTCGAGGGAGATCCCCTGCGCGTCGACATCCGCGAGGGGATGCCTTCCGAACAGCCTTACGTCGACGGCGTCGCCGTGATCGCGAACTACGAACTGCGCACGCGCTGGCCGAACATCGCTCGCGTCGGGATCAACGCACTGAGTCGGATCATCGTTCGCGGGAAGACGCTGCGCATTACGGGCATCCGTAATCTAGATCAGGCGAACCGCGTCGCCATCATCGACTGCGTGGAGGTCGCCTGATGCCTGGGACCGATTTCCTAACCGTCGCAGTGGAGAGCCTCTACAATACGACGACCGCGGGAACGCGCGTGCACGTCGGTATGCGGCTCCAGAGCGGAACGCTGCCGGCGATCGTGATCGAGCAGACGAATGCGGAACGCGCGACCATCGGCCGAGCATCAGGCCTTCGCCGCTACTCGTGGAAGATATCCGCGATCGACAACACGATGACGTCGGCGACAACCCTTGCCGAGGCCGCATCCGTGCAGGCACGCGACTACCTGAACAACGCCGGACACACGACGGTGTGCACGTCGCTTCCCGTCATCGAAGACCCAATCAGCGGCGACGGAGACGAGCAGCTTCCTGCGGTCTCGAGCTTGACGCTTGAAACCATGATCGGAGACTACTGATGGCATCCCCAACGCTCAGTGCATCGTTCAAGGTCGGAGCATCGACCATCGCCGAGGTCGCGAACGCAAGCTTCCAGCTCTCGCGGGCTTCGATCGACGTGACGCCTCTCGGCAATACGCACAGGCACCACGAGCCGGGAATGGTCGAGGGAACGGCGACCATCGAGCTCTTCTACAACCATGCCGACCACGCGTCGATGATGGCGAACTTCGAGAGCGGAGGTCTGCTCAACGAGGCCGAGATCATCTGGGAGAGCGGATACAGCGTGAAGGGCAAGGCGCTCATCCAGGACTGGTCGATGTCGCTGGCTCCGAACGGCGTCGCGATGGCGACGATCACCCTCATCTTCACCCAGAACGCGATGACGATCACCGAATGATCCAGGCGCTCCTCGCGACTCCAGTGACGGTCGACTTCCGCGGCGAACAGGTTCGCCTGCGTCGTCCGACGATCGCCGACCTGATCGCCGCGATCGACGCACAGTCGCGCGGCGAGAACATGACGGCGTTCTACATCTCCGCGCACGTGCTCGCGCACGACGGATCGCTCGCGTATACGCTCGAGCAGGCGAAGCAGCTGCACGCTCCGGCGGCGATCAGGCTCGCGCAGCTGATCGAACCGCTTTACTCGGAGGGACTGGACTAGGTTCGGCCGCGCGAGAGCTCCTGCGCGCGGCCGTCACTGAATGGAGACTCGATACGCCTCTTGCCGCGTGGCTAGGGGCGAACGGCCACAAAGGACTCTCGCATGACATCGCCGCAAGGTTCATCAAGAGGCCGTAAGTTCGCTCTCGCGTGCGAGATCGACGCGGCGTCGGTGCGGCGAATCAACCACGCGCTGATGCAGCTGAGCCAGAGGGAAGCGTCGCTTGCGATGCGCCGGGGATTCTCGAAGTGGGGCCGCGCCACGAAGGCGTACGTTTCGGCGAGCGCGCCGATGGGCCGTCCGTCGTCCGTCGAGTACGTCCGCGGCGCGATTCGTCCGAACGTGCACCTGAAGTTCGCGGTCGCCACCAAGCAGAAGGGCTTCCGCAAGGGGCTCGTGCAGTGGTTCGGAGTCGGCATTCAGGAGATATCCGGTTCGTATCTCACGCCGCACTGGTACCTGCGCTGGGTGGAGAACGGCCATCTGATCAAGCGCAAGTCGACCAAGGCCGAGAAGGCGTGGGAGATCAGCAGGGGAGCCAGTCCGAAGGCCGCAGCCCGTCGCGTGATCGGCCGCGTGCTCGCGAACCCGTTCATGCAGCGCGCCGCAAACTTCATGCTTCCCCAGGCGGAGCGATTCCTCGTGATCGAGTGCAACAAAGCGCTCGAGAAGGCCTGACACATGGCAAAGATCTCAAAGATCAACATCGCGATCACGGGCGACTCGAAGGGCCTCGCGGCTGCAACAGACGCCGCCACGAAGGAACTCCGTCGCCTTGAGGCGCAGGCTGAGAAGACGAACCGCAACCTTGGTGCGCAGCGCAAGACCATCAACCAGACCGCCGACGCGATGTCCCGGCTCGGCGCGAGCTCGAAGACGCTCGGAGCGCTCAGCGGCGTGCTCGGCATCGGCCAGATCCTCGGTACCGGCGGCGCGGTCGGAGCCGGCGCAGTCGCGGTCGGAGCTTCTCTCGCCGGCATCGGCGCGACCATCGCCATCTCCCAGCAGATCGCAGCGATCACGTCCCGCGCTCAGAAGGCGATCGACGAGACCGCGATGGACGCGCGCAAGCGCATCGAGGCAAGCGGATTCTCGAAGGCGCTCGCCGACGCGATCACGCGGAACGGGCTTCCGACCACCGCAGGGCAGAACCTAGGCGTCTGGGATTCGCTCGTCGCAGGCCTCGCGGCGACCCGCTCCGGCAACGTCGGAGGCAACGTGCTTTCGTCGTTCGTACCTGGAGCTGCGACCGGAGTCGGCACGATGCTCGGAGGCGGCGGATTCTCGAAGGCGGGAACTTTGGCGACTTCGCAGATGATGTCGGGGAACGCCGTGCAGGACGCGACGCTCGGCATGCATATGTCTCTTGCTGCAAACAATCCGATGGGTCCGGTTGGATACCTGTTCCAGCTGATGATGGGAGACTGAATGGCGACGACCAAGATTTCCATCACCTCGCAGGGATACACGGAGGCGACGGCGAACGGCACGTCGCAGTACGTGGTCACGAAAAGATGCGTCTTCGACACGGCCTACGACATCTCCGTGTTCGGAGAGATGCAGGTGGTGAAGGCCGCCGCATTCGGAGACTGCTACACGCTGCTCGCGACGAGCCTCGCATCAAACGAGCTTGGCCGAATGCGCATCCGGTCGGTCTCCGTGTCCCCAGTGCCTGGTTCCGCCGACAAGATCTTCGACGTGATCGCGCGGTACGACACGCTCTACTCGTGGGTGCCGCTGAAGTCGCTCGGCTCGTACTCGAGCACGCTGAGCCTGCCAGTCGACGTGAGCATGGACTGCACGCCGCGGCAGGTCACGATGTACCGCTCGCCGACATTCGGCACTTCTCCATCCGCGAATCTCAACGGAACGTCCGACATCGGCGGCACCCACGTCGACTACGCGGCGAAGCCCGTGCAGGCGCTGGTACCGAGCGTCCGTTTCTCCGTGAGCATGGTGTTCGATACGAATGTCACCACGCTCGTCACGCTCTACGACGACGTGGGCACGGCCACCGGCTGCTGGAACAGCGCGGCGTTCATGCACTGGGGGTCGGCGAACCAGGTGTACTGCGAGAGCGGCAACATCTCGCATATCCGAGACGAGTTCTACCGCGTTTCGTTCGTGTTCGTCTGGGACCAGTGGTACGGCTGCGAGCAGGTTCCGAAGACGGACGTCAGCGGCAACGCTGCGGTCGACTCGAACGGCAGCGCCACGACTGTCACGTGGAAGAGCCTTGTTCGTAACACCTACAATCACAACAACATCTTCAACCATCGCGAGGATTCCGCGCTCGCGAAGCAGATCGCACTCGAAGGCTCCTGGCTCACCTACCCATGATGCTCTCACGCTCCGAGAAACAGAAGCTCCGCGAAGGCGCACGTGCCGCGGCTGCTCTGCCTGCGGAGCGGATCAACCGGCAGAACGACCGATCGGTCTCTTTCCTGCTCGTCAAGATCACCGCGTACTCGGCGATCACCGGCACGACCAACCGATGGGAATACCAGTGGATGCGCGCGAGGCAGCTGAACGACTCGACCAAGAGCTTCGAGGTCGTCGCGGGCGAGGCCTGGTACACGGGCCTCGCGTACAACGTCGCCGAGGCGGCGAACACATCGACGTTCGTCGGCCCCGGCGTGCTCGTCTCGAACATACCGTCGGGCTTCTCGGTGAAGCCCGTGGAGGGATACGTGCTGCTGTTCCCGCACCGTCTATCCGACGGAACGGAGCGGTGGCTCTTCAACGTGCCGAACGCAATCGACGGAACCTGCTCATGAACCTTATGTCATCATCGCCAACCGCCGACGCATCGGTCGGTTTCAACTACACACAGGAGCCACTGCCATGATTGAAGTCCTTGCCAGCGTCACTCTTCCGGTGAACACCTCGGCCGCAGCCAACTGGCGCCAGCTCAGTTCGACAACCCAAGGCGAGGTCCCGCTTCAGGTGTACTTCAGCCTCGCAGCCCAGCTCGTGACCGTGAACGGATCCTCCAACACGAACACCGCCGCGGAATCGGAAGCCTTGGCCGGTCGCCTGATGTACTACCCGGCGGGCATCGTGTATCAGCTGTACTGCGACCCCAGCAAGACTTGGGTGCGGCAGAACGCAACCTCGGGATCCGCATCCACCGGCTATGTCGTCAAGCAGAGCTGAACCATGACGGTCGAACTCCTCGCCGCCTCCGTCGGAATCATCGCGACCGTCGTAACCACGACGCTTGTTGTGGTGTCAAAACTGACGTCGCTCGAAGTCATGATCGCAAGGCTTCAAGTCACGGTCGCGAACTACGAACACCGAATCTCCGCATTGGAGAGAAAGCAGACCCCTGAGTAACTGGAAGACCACAACTGCCGGCATCGGCGCGATCCTCGTCGCAGTCGGTACCGTCG